ATGAATGGTACGTAACATCGGCTAAAAGACCTAGTGCTAAAATTAACTCAGTAGCAATTCCTTTCTTGAACACCTCAACTTATGTTGCTGGTAGATTTGAGTGGGAAACGATGCAGGTAACATTTAAAGACCCAATTGGACCTTCAGCGTCACAAGCGTTGATGGAATGGTTCCGTTTACATGCGGAGTCTGTAACAGGTCGTATGGGATATGCTGCGGGTTATAAGAAAGATATTGAACTTGAGATGTTAGACCCAACGGGAGTTGTGGTTGAGAAATGGATTTTACAAGGTACTTTCATCCAAGACTTAAATTTTGGAGATTTAGATTACTCAAGAGATGAATTAGCGACAATCACATGTACTTTAAGAATGGATAGATGTATCCAAGTTTACTAAGATAAAACGAATACACATACGAAACCGATATTCCTATTTAAGGGTATCGGTTTTTTGTTATGTAGAAACTTTACTTTTAGATAATTATAGTTTAAACTTACTATATGGAAAATTATAATATAGACCCAACAATTTCTTACGATGTAGTGGAATTACCAAGTAAAGGTATTTTCTACGCAAATAATAAAAAAAGTTTAAGGGTTGCTTACTTAACAGCATCCGATGAAAATATCTTGGTAGCACCAAACTTATTACAGAGTGATACTGTAATTGAAGAGTTACTTAAAAGAAAAATATTAGATAAAGACTTCAATATTGATGAATTAGTAGATGAAGATAGACAAGCAATATTAATATTTTTAAGAAATACCGCATTTGGTAGTGAATACGAAATGGAGATGATTGACACTAAAACCAATTTACCATTTAAATTTGCGTTAGACCTATCAATTTTAAAAGTGAGAGATTTTAACTTAAAACCCGATGAAAACGGAGAATATTCATTTTTTATGAATATTTCAAAGAAGAATATTACTTTTAAGTATTTGAATAACATTCAAGAAAAAGATTTAATTAAAATAAGAGATAATTCATCGACCTCTGTCGCTCCCGTAACTACAAAGAGACTTGAAATGATGATTAAGTCGGTCGATGGTATGAGAGACCAAATGGGTATTTATCAATTTATTCAAAATTTACCAATTAGAGATTCTCAAGAATTTAGAAAATTTGCAAACGATAATAAACCCGGCATTGATTTGTCAGTAGATGTAAAAACCCCGTCAGGAGACACAGTCAAAGCTTATATTGACTTCGGGGTGGAGTTTTTTCGTCCTTTCTACGGCGTATAAGAAAAAACAAATATCAGCAATTACCAATTTAGTACATAGAGGATTTACCTATAGAGATCTTCTCATTATGCCAATACACGAGCGTAATAATATTATCATGTTTATTAATGAAGAAAATTCCCAATAAACTATTTATAGATGATATATTAATACGACACAATGGCTAATGGATTAAACCCCCAACAACAAACTCAATTACAAGGAATATTACAGAACCAATTTGGTCTTGGGCGTTCGAACGCCCAATCTTTTGTAAATGGGGGTAATCAAAGTGTTTTAGGTAATTTAGCTAGTCAATCCACCGCAAGTGCTGGTAGTACTACGAGTAGTGGTACTGGTTTAGGTGGTGTGGGAGGTTATTTACAAGGTGGTCAACAAATATTAAATGCGGGAATGAAGACCGCGGCTGATGTTACTTTAGCTAATTTTTATGATAATTTAAGTAATTCCAGTAATAGACTTAGTGTTGATACTTTTTCAACAATATTAAGAGGTGTTGCTGGTGGAGTTTCAAACCTTGCAAGTTTAAATATACCAGGACTGTTTACCGAAATGTTTAGTACGGGTGGTGCATTAGCGACAAAGTTTCTAAAGGATTTAGCTGAAACACAATCTAGATTAATTGATGTAACCAATAAATCAGGTGCGTTCGTTGGTGATTTAGGTGGAAATATGAGAGAGGAGTTGAATGATGCAATGGTTGAAACAACTAAACTCGGAATGACTGTTGATGATTTCTTAAAATCTACTGAAATATTATTAACTAGTTCAGGTAGAATGGCTTTATATAGTAAAGAAGCCATTAGTGAGGGTGTTAAAGCGTCAATTGCATATACTAAATCGTCCACTACTTTATTAGAAAATAATGAAGCTTTTAGAAATGTTGGATATGGTTTACAAGATGCGGCAAAGGTAATTACCACCGCGGGACAAAAAACATTAGAATTAGGATTAAATGCAAAAGTATTAACTGAAACATTAGTTAAAAATATAGGTAAATTAAATGAATTTGGATTTCAGGGAGGTGTTGCTGGTTTAACAAGAATGTCACAACAAGCACAATCCCTTAATTTCAATATGGATAATACACTTAAAATTGCCAACGATTTATTTGATCCAAATAAAGCAATAGATATGGCGGCTAATTTATCTATGATTGGTGGTGCCATTGGTGATTTTGGTGATCCATTAAGAATGATATACGATGCGACAAATAACGTTGAGGGTTTACAAACAAGTTTAATTAACGCATCAAAAAGTTTAGCAACATTTAATTCGGCACAAGGTAGATTTGAAGTTACCGGTGCGAATTTAAGAAGAGCTAAGGCAATGGCAGATACATTTGGTATATCAATGGGTGATTTGACAAGTTTAGCGGTTAAAGCTAACGTTCAATTTCAAGCCATGAGTCAAATACGTTCAATATTCCCCGAAGCTTCTAAAGAACAACAAGAGTTTATTAAGAATCTTTCAACAATGAAAGATGGTAAAATAGGTATTAGTATTCCTGCTGAAGTAGCTGAAAAATTTGGAGTAGTAGATAAAGTAAAAGATGGATTTATTGAATTTGCGGAATTTGCAAAGATTGATGTAACTAAGAGAAATCAAATTATTGAAGAACAAAAGAAAATTCAGGCAATGAAACCTGAAGATATTGCTAGAGGACAATTCAACGCAACCACTCAAATTCTGAATGTAATTAGTGCGATGTATATCCAACAACAAAATCAACTTAGACGAAGTGGGCCGGGTAAAACATTGGGTGACGCGGCTAATGACTTTGCTAAAAACATGTCAACTATTGAGATATCCAAAAATAAATCTACTCAAGATTTAATAAATGATGTAACAAAGCAAGCTCAAAATACATTAAGTAAATATTATGGAAATGTCACACCAAATGAACTAACAGTTACTGAGATGAAAAATAGTAAAAGTGAGAACGCTAAAATTGAGGCTAAAAATAGTACCACTACTAATGCAAATATTGAAAATAAAAACAACACTTCAGATAGTACAACTCAAAAGGTTGATATAACACATACAATTACAGCAAGTGATTCAACTATGGATGCAATGACAAAACATTGGTCTAAGAATTTACAATCTTTAGAATTAATAGGACTTAAAATTAATAACAAACCAAAAAGTTTTGATAGTACACAGAAAGTACTCAAAAAAACTAACTAAAATATCTATTTATAAATAAAAATAATGCCAAGTAACTTAGATTTTGATTCAACCAAAAAGTTTAGAGACTATATTTTAGGTAAGACTTTGAAACAACCAAACGGACCTCAAAGTTTTACTAATGCGTCTTATACGGTACAAAATACTGCCGAAACATCTAATAAAATGTTAGGTGGCGTTGAACCAACAAATCCGAGTTTAAATGGTAATCCATTTACAAACACATACGCACCAGAAAATATTAATTATATTCAAAATATTAATACGGTTCAAATAACAAATAGTTTAAATTTATATCCGAGTTTTATAAGTAATAATTATAATTTAGTTGGTATTGCAACAGGAGGTTCAACATATACTAATGAATCTGAATTATTTAAATTTGCTGCGAACAATATAAAATACAATACACAAGGACCTGTTTATTCAAGGATTGCACAAAATGTAGAAAAAAATACAACAGGTAGAGCAAGAATTTTAGACGCATTAAATGGGAATGCAACAACGGCAATTAATATTATAACAGGTAGAGAACCACTTATTGAAGCGAATTATAAAATTACAGCCGAAAGTGGACTTAGTATTCCAGGTTTAGCTGTTGATTTTTTAAAGTTAGTTGGTGGAGTTCAATTACCATTTTCACAAATACCTGGCGATTATTTAAGTGTACCACAAAATCCAAGAGATAATAAAACACAAGAAAAAGAAAGACCTGAAGCTAAAACTCAAGTTGGTAAAATATTTCAAGATGTTACAGGAACTTTAGGTTCAATGATTGGTATTAATAGAAGACCAAGAAAGGATAGGTCACCATCTGATTTGTTATTAGAACACATGGGTTCAGGACAGAAGAATAGATTATTTGATAATTTATCATTTAATAAATTTGGTCCTGATTATACAATATTAGCAAGGTCACAAAATACATCTAGATTATTCAATGGAATAAGTAAAGGTATAAATTTAGTTAAGAAAATGACAGGAGGAAGTGAGGCTCCTAAAATTAGTGGTTATATTGGTGACGATAGAGGTAACTCTGTTTCAAATATTTTACACGACCAATTTGATAGACCAACACAAAGTAGTTTTTATTTATCATCATTTTTTGACCCTAAAGCTGCGGAAGTTTTTAGAAGAAACACATCAATATCTGAAGGAGGTAATATTGCTGGTAATTTAACATGGATATCAAATGATAGACAGAACAAACCAAAGTATGGTTCAAACAACAAAGAGTGGAGTGGTGAAAGTACATTATATGAAAAATCAATTTCCACTAGTAGTGAATATAGTGGGTTTACTGACAATTCAATTTTAAGTTACACACAAGATATGTTGAAACAGTCAAATCAAGTTTCTAACGCGATTGACCAATCAACAAGATTATTTAAAGATGGTAACATGGTTATGTCAAAAGGTTCTGCAATAAAATACATTGAGAAATTTTCCAAAGAAGAAGCTGGTGTAGAATATTGTAGAGTTTGGACTAAAGACCGTTCTTATATGAATCTTTCTGATACCATGAGAACAACTACCATGTATAGAAAGTTTGAAGGTAGTGTAATGGGTGGAGCAAGTAGAGTATGGAATTTAAATATTGCACCAATGTCTAATGGTAAAAAATCATTTGACGGTTCAACAAACATAGTTTCAGGGTCAACATATGGAAGTAATTTTTATGCTAAAAAATATATGTTTTCAATTGAAAACTTAGCATGGAAAACATCTAATAGAGCGGGATTTACCGTTAACGATTTACCGGCTTGTGAAAGAGGAAATAACGGAGGAAGGGTTATGTGGTTTCCACCATATGATTTAAAAGTGACAGAACAAAATAGTGCAAACTGGGATAAAAATACTTTCGTTGGTAGACCCGAACCAATTTACACGTATCAAGATTCTGAAAGAAACGGTACACTATCATTTAAAGTTGTTGTTGACCATCCAAGTATATTAAATTTATTAGTAAGAGAACATTTTAAAGGAATGTCTAATGAAGAGGCTGATAACTATATAAATGCGTTTTTTGCTGGATGTACAGATTTAGATTTTTATGATTTAATTCAAACATATACAACGTTAGATAGGGAAGATGTTACATTAATTCAATCTTATTTAGACAAGGGTGTTGAACCACAAGTTATTGAAAGTTTAACATTTACAAGTGAACAAGTTCCAGAAGAAATCCCTGGAAAAACTGAAGAAAGTGAGGAACCTAAAAAATTAACATCAAGACTATTTTTTCAAAACGATAGACCACAAAAAACATCACAACAAGGAAAAACGGCGGAACAATTTGGTAATATTTACACCGAATATATTTCTAAAAAAAGTCAATTTATAAGTGAATTAAGTGAGGAGTTAACTGGTAGTACAACTACAAGTGGATTAATAACCGGTACAACAAAAAATCAAATACATGACCAACAAGTTATTTTTGATAAGGTAAATAAAACTGGAGTGGAAATAACTATCGACAACGCTAAACAAGTTGTAAAACAAGCTGAAGATGGATTTACCGCTTTAGAAAAAAGTTACACAGATTATACCACGTTTGTTACAGAATTAAAAAATAATCTTTCAGGTAAGACTGTTAGTAATGAAGTTAAAGTAACGATAAACGCATCAACATCTGAAGTTGCAACCGATAAATATAATTTTTATTTAGGTGTTAGAAGATCATATAGTATTCTTGTTGATTTTCTTAATAAGATTAGTGGATTAGACCAATTTGATGAAAAGATAATCACTTGGTATACAGATGAACAATTAGCACCCGAAGCCGATAAAGGTGTAAGAGATATATTTTCAATTAATTTCAAAGATTTAGGATACGATATTGAGGGTAAATTTATTATTGAAATTGCAACCGAGGGAGAAAGTTCCGACGTACCAAATTTTAATGGAGTTGGTAATATTGATTGTAAAAAAGAAATTAAAACAAAAACAGGATTAAAAGACCATGCACCTATCGCGTTTTATTGTAGAAGTGCTGAAGTTCAGATTGAATATAAAAACAAAACAACTAAAAAAATAGAAGGACAAACAGTTAAAGTTCCTAGATTAAAAGTTAGTCCTGATAAGAAAACAGTTGGAGGTAGACCACCAAATAAACCAACTATTGATGTGATGAAAAGAATAATAATGAAAACTTTATCAGAGTGTCATTATTTTAAAAAATTGGAAGAAGATTCTCCGTTACAATTTTCATCACTAAGAGAAAAATTAAAATATTTCCATCCGGCTTTCCACTCAACAACACCCGAGGGATTGAATAGTCGATTAACATTCTTATTACAATGTTTAAGACCTGGAGATACAATACCAATCATAAATAATAAATTAGATAAGACCGCTAGAAATACAACTTTTGGTCCACCACCAATTTGTGTTTTAAGAATTGGGGATTTTTATCATTCTAAAGTTATCATAAAAGATATTAATATTAGTTATGATGATAGTCCTTGGGATATGAATCCCGAAGGAATTGGTATGCAACCAATGATTGCGAGTGTTACATTACAACTTAGTTTCATTGGTGGACAAGGATTGGAAACACCTGT